GACAAGAAGACCTCCTTTTTTGGTAATAGGTTTTATACTATTAAAAGTTTTTTTTAAGTTGTTTTAAATGTATTTTAAGTAAGGTTTGAGCAGTTTCTTCTTGTTCTATTTGTTCTTTTTTTAGATTGAATATTTCTTCATCTATTTTATTTTTTTGTAGTATTTTCTTTTCAATGTCTTCACTTATTTTTATAATTGTTTTTGCTACATTTGATATTTTTTCCTCATGTGTTATGGTTATTTTTGGTTGTAATTCATTCATTAATTGTTCTCTATTAATCATTTTATGTCCTTTTTTTGTTTGGTTATATACATTATAATAAATATTTTAAAAGATATGTTTTATGATATAATAAATAAAAAAAAAGGGTTTTTAAAGAATGAATGTTAAATTAAATCTATTAAAACATCAAAAAACATTTTTGTTACATAAACAAAAAATAGGTGGTTTGGTTGCTGGTTTTGGTTCTGGTAAATCATATATAGCCACTATTAAAACAATTCTTTTTAATATACAAAACCCTGGAATTAATAGTGCTTATTACCTTCCAACTTATGCACTTGTAAAAGATATTTGTTTTCAAGTTTTTCCAGAAATATTGGAAAACCACTTCGATATGATTATTGATAGGGATTATCAATTAAATAAATCTTCAAAAGAAATTATTTTTTTTGAATATAATAATAGAATTTTATTTAGAAATATGATGGAACCTGAAACTATTGTTGGGTATGAAAGTGGTTACAGTCTAATCGATGAATGTGATATTTTAAATGAACAAAAAATGGATGTTGTATGGACTAAAATACTTGGAAGAAATAGAAAAAAAACAAAAACTGGGCTACATAATCAAATTGATGTAGTTGGAACTCCAGAAGGTTATAAATGGTTTTATAAGAAGTTTGTGGAACAAAAAAACGATGAAACTATGATTTTAATTAAGGCCAAAACAACTGACAATAAACACCTTCCAAAAGACTTTATTGAAGGTTTAATAGACCAATATGATCCAAAATTATTAGAACAATATATGAATGGTGAATTTGTTAATATTAATGGAAATAACTGTTATTATGAATTTAATAGAGATAAAATGGACTGCGATGAAGATATTGTATATGGTGAAGAATTACATATAGGACAGGATTTTAATGTAGGGGGTTGTTGTTCTGCTGTATATGTTGAAAGAGGGAGCAGATTATATTTATTGGAAGAAATAGTTAGTGATAATACTTTTGAAATAATTGATAATTTAAAAAGAAAATTTCCAAATAATAAAATAACAATGTATCCGGATGCATCTGGTAAAGCAATGAGTTCCAATGCAACTTTGTCTGATGTTTCTTTATTACATAAAGCAGGTTTTAAGATAATAGCACCAACCAGAAATCCAAGAATTATTGATAGAGTTAATGCTGTAAATTCTATTTTGAAAACAGGTAACTTTTATATAAATACTAAAAAATGTCCTAATATAACAAAAGCATTAGAACAACAAGTTTTTGTTAATGGAAAACCTGAAAAATTTGCAGGTGCTGCAACATTGGATGATTATGCTGACGCTATGGGTTATTATATTGCTAATAAACATCATATAACCAAACCAGGTTTTAAAAGTTTTCAAATGAGTTAATATTTTTTTTTTTTTATTATTTGATATAATGGGGAAATTAAAAAAAGAAAATACAATAAATAAAGGTTTTACTTATATGGAACAATTTATAAAAGATTATATGGGTGGTTTTATTGGTTTTTTTTTAATTATGAGTAGTATTATTGCTTCTCACGTAAGAAGTATGTTTAAAGAAACTTTAAAAAGAATAAAAGATGTAGAAACAAATACTAAAAAAATAACAGAAATTGAAATAATTTTGAAAGAAATAAAAGAAAAAAATGATAAAGAAGAATTGAAAAAAGAATTGAGAAAAGAATTAAATAAAGAACATAAAGGTCTGGAATAATGTTAAAAAGTTATGAATATACTAAAAATAATATAGAATTAAGAATTGTAAGTAGCCAAAATATGGCAGATTATAAACAAATGCAAGCAGATAATCTTGATGAAATGTTAAATGGAAAACATCCATTCCCACAAGGAACACGAGAAATATTCCTTTTAAAGTTAGATATATGGTATAGATTCCTTTTAATGGTGGAAAAATACTTAATTAAAGAACATACTCCAACCCTGACAAATAAACAACTTATTCATATTTTAGACTTGGCAGAAGTTGCTTTTAATAAATATAATACAACTATAAAAGATAATCCAAATGAATTTAATCACAAGATTTTCCCATTATGGACCAAAATACATACACCACTTTTTGAATGTTTTATAAATTATATTAAAATGCAAGTAAATAAAAAGACTTTTTATGCATTAGATAATATAGGTAAAAAACTAATAAAGATTTTAAGGGGAACATTATTTGAATTATTTGAAATAGATAATTTAGAAAAAGGAAAAAAACCTTTTTTAGTTTTTGGAAATATTGAATATGATTTATTAAAAGCAAAATCTTTAAATTTAATTAAGTTTAGATTACAAGAATATAAACTTAAATACAATATTGAAGAAATATATATTAAAAATTTTTGCGATGAAACAGTTCCACAATCTGTTCTAAAAGATTTAGAAAATATTATTAAAATAGATTTTTATACTTCTTTTTCTGGTAAAATTATTTAAAATAAAAAAAATGATATAATGACTAAAAGGAAGAGATTTGGCTGATACTACTGATTACACTGAAGTTGAATTGCATATGTATAAAATGGGTTTAACTATTCAAAAAAATATGTTCGAATCTGATATTATGCTAAAATTAGACCACGTAGAAGTTTTAAATCAACAAATACAAAAATTAAAAACAAATATCTGTAAAATTGATGAAGAACTTGGTTTAGAATGTGAAGATTATACTTCTACTGAATCAGGTGATACAAAGATTTTATAATATAAATATAAAGGACAAAATATGGCTTTAAGTTTAGAACAAATAAAATTATTATTTCCAGATGGTATAAGAGTTCATCAAAACGACAATTTGGAAGATACAGGGCAAATAATTTATAATTGGAACTCTGTAGGAAATCAACAATTTGCTGATAACATCCCTCACTTATTTCACTTTGGGCTGATGATGTATAATGAAGTAGGTTCAGAATATTTCATGGTTGATTGGAATGATGATTGGTATAAAGCACCTGCACAATGGAACAATTACAAGTCTTTTGATAATAACTATACTTCTACTGTTGAAGATTATATTATTAAATATGGAGATGTATTTAATGTAATTGAAGAAGACAAAATCATATTGACGGCTCCAGAAACGTCAGAAAACACTTCTGCTGAAAATACAAACATACAAGGAACAAACATGACAAACGAACAAAACGCACAAGAATTATTAGACCAATTATTAGAAGCATTTAGATTAGTTGGAGCACATACAGGTGTTGAAATTGAATCAAAAGTGCAGGCAGTTCTTGAATCTCACGATTTAGATGTAGATGCAATAAACGCTACTTTAGCATTAATTGACACTGAATTAAAGAAAGATGACCAATCTGAAGTTACAATCCTTAACTCTATTGCTACAAATTTAAGTGAAATTAATGCACTTAAATTAAGAGCTGGTGTTATTGAAACTGCTGCTACTACATTAGAAGCAAAAGTAGATTTAAATAAAGCAAACCAAGACACTAAAAATGGTTTATTAGATTCTGAAGATGTAAGACTTAATGGAGACATTCAAGCAGAAATTAGAGTAAGAAGAGAAGAAATTACAAGAGTTGAAGGTATAGTTTCTGGAAACAAATCTGCAATTGAATCAACTGTTTCAGATTTAAGTGGAGTTGTTTCAGGAAACAAGGCTGCTCAAGATTTAGTAAATAGTGCTCAAACTGTTAAAAATGGTGAATTAGACCAAAAGAACATTGATCAAGATTTAGTTATTACTAATAACAAGACTGCAACTGATGCTGCAATTCTTGCTGAAGTAAATGAAAGAAAATCAGAGGTTTCAAGAGTTGAAGGTATAGTTTCTGGAAACAAAACTGCAATCGAATCAACTGTTAGTTCTTTAACTGATACTGTTGCTGCTAATAAACTTGCTTCTGATACTAAAAACACTGCACTTGATGCAAAGAATTTAGAACAAGATGGTAAAATTGCTAGTAACTTATCTGCAATAGAAGGAAACCAAGCAGAAATAATTAACATTAAATCATCTCTTTCTTCTAGCACTGGGACTTTACAAGATAATTTAGACGCTGAAGTATTAAGAGCTACTGGTGAAGAGGGTAGAATTGAAACTAAATTTAACGCTGTTCAAGTTAGAATGGATGCATACTCTGCTAAATTAGGTGAATTTACTGCTGCATCTGCACTGGCTGCATTTCAAAATGGTATGACACCTCCGGAAGTATAATAGTTAATTAATTTTAATTATTTTCTTTAAAAAAGGAAGGTGGGGAAACCTATCTTCCTTTTTTTTTATTTTTTTATTTTTATTTTTTGATATAATAAACTCTAAAATAAAAAAAAGGGCTCTTTTGAAGTTACTATATAAATTAGATGTTATTGTTAAAAACGATTCTACAAAAACACTCGATGAAGTGTTGGAAACTGCTTTAATATGGGCTAATGAAAGAACTCTTGCTGCACTTAATCAGAGATATTATTATGTTGATGTTTTTGATACAAGAACTAAAAAATATTATAAAGTTTTTTCAGATGAGGCTGCAATAGATAGAGGAATTTCTGGTGATTTACAAAAAATGGAAATATTCTCTGGAGATATAGATGCAACTGTTTATAATTCTTCTTTTAATTTAACAGAAGAACAAAATACAAAATTAATGTCCCTCAAAAATACTAAACAAGCAGTTTTTGATAATTCTTTTGTTGAAGATTTTGAAGATAGATTTGACGATATAAATAAAGAAATAAAAAAAGTTAAAACTACCACTGATAAAGTTGAAACTAATATGCTTTTAAAAAATGATAAAAGATTAAATAACCTTAACAATATAGATAAAAAAATATCTGATATTAAAACACTTAAATTAAATCAAGTTGAAGAATTGTTAATAGAATTTAAAGTTGAGCCAACTGATATAGAAAAAATTATTATTAACAATAAAGAAGAAGTTGATCTATCTATAATTGAATATGAATTAAAAGAACTAAATAAAAAAGAAATAGATTTATCTGGAATAAATAAACAATTAACTCTTATAGAAATTGATACTAAAACAAGATTAGAAAATATTAAAAGTGATATTTCTAAAAAAGTAGAACCAAGTGATTTACTACCTGAAACTGATTTAAAACCAATAGAAAATGAATTAAGTAAGATAACAAAAGATTTAGAATTAATTAATAATAATCTTCAAAATAATACAGATATAAATGAAAATAGATTTGATGAAATCCTTAATTTCTTAAATGATAATAATATATCTATTGAAGAAATATGGAATTACAATAATAGAAAATTAACATCTTCTTTTTCTGAAGAAAAATTAACAGATGAAGAATTGTTTAAAACATTACCAAAAAGGATTAAATAAATATGGAAATAAGTGAATTACAACGAATAGAAAAAATGAAAGATAGATATAATTGTTATAGTGATAATTATAAAGATTTAGTAGAAAATAAATTAGGTTTAATATATACCAGTTTTCAAAAATTAGGGTTAGATGTGCAATTACATCACTCCACTAATCTATATAAAATGATTATTAATAATATAAGTAAAGTTTATGATTATGGTATTTCAAGACAATTTAAAAATGAAAATTTTAATGACATATATGAAGAATTAGAAGTAGATAAAACTATGAATCAAGTTAATAAATACTTAAATGCGTTTAATGATGTTATATTACAAGTAGGTTGGGATGATGAAGAAGAAGAATTAAAACTTATTATAAGATTACCTCATAAAACAAAAATTGAATGGGTAGATAGAAAAGTATTCTCTGTTTCTTATTTTGTTGAATATGATACAGAAACTAAACAAGAAAAATGGGCTTATTGGTCTAAAACAGAACATTATTACATAACAAAAGACCCTACAAAAAAAGAAGATGGAAAAGAACCTATTGCAGGGAATGAAGAAATGGTTAATCCTTATGGTTTCCTTCCTTTTGTTTTTTTTAATAATGGTTATAGAGATGAAAGTTTTTGGGACATGTATAAAGGTGATGACTTATTTAATAGCACCATAGATATTTCTATACACTTAACTTTTTTAAATCACATTATAAAATCACAAAGTTTCAAACAACTTGTCGGCTCTGGTTCTAATCTATCTGAACTAAATGGCTCTGTTTTGGATCCTTTAACTGTTTTAACATTAGAGGGACAAGATACAGAAATAAGTGTTTTAGATTTACAAGCAAATTACGACCAATTATGGAAAGTTTTACAAGAACAAGCAAATAGTTTGGCAACTTCTTATAATATTAGTCCTTCATCTTTTAGAATGACAGGTCAAGTTTCAAGTGGATTCGCATTACAGATGGAAAACCATAAACTTGACACTTTTATAAAGTCGCAGCAAGTAGATTTTACAAAATATGAAAAAAAATTATTTAAAATTATATGTAAAATGATAGGTGTTCATACTAAAACAGAAATAGAGAACAATTTTCAAATTGACTTTGTTAAGCCTTTCTATCCAATTTCTGAAATAGAACAAATGGATTTAGACTTAAAAGGAACACATTTAGGAACTTCTTCTCCTGTAGATATTTTAAAGGAAAAACTAAATATAACAGAAGAGGAAGCACTATCAAAATACAGAGATAATATAAAGTATAGAAATGAAAGTTTTAATAAGTTAAATGAAGAAATAGTTGATATAGATTTTGATATATAGGAATTTTAAATGATTGTTGATGTAGTTAATGAATTTATTAATACTTTTGAAAAAGATTTAGAAAAAGTATTAATAGAAATTAATACTCTTGCTGGTATTAAATTAGTTAAAATATCTGAAAGAGATATATTGAAATATGAAAATATATGGCAAGAAATATTAATTGATGCAGGTTATATTAATTTAATTTCTGATAATGTAAAAAATTTTAATGTTATTCACCCTCTTATAAATGAAGAATTGAAAAAAAATAAATTATTCCAAAAAATGGAAGAAAAACATTTATTAGAAGTTAAATATGTTAAAGAAATGTATATTAAAGATTTAAGAAAAATTGGAATGGATGCAGGAACTACAATTAAAAAAAATCTTTATAAATTATATCTTGCTGGAACACCAGAATATGAATTAGTTAATGCTGTTAGAAAAGAACTTGAGGGAACTAAATGGGGTGGTTATAGTAAAACATATATGAATACTGCTATAAATGATTATACAACACTTGTTTTTGAAAAAAAAATTGAAGGTTTAACAAAAGATATAAGATGGGTTTATGAAGGAATACAAGATAACAAAACAAGAAGTTTTTGTAATAGTATTTTGAATAAAAATATTTCTTATACTACTTCTGAAAAAGATAATATTAAAAATGATTACAGAAGAAGGTATAATTGTAGGCATTATTTTGTTCCTGTTAAAACTTCAATGTTAAAGGATTTAGGTTTTGAAGATAACATACATTAAAAAGTTTAAAACACAAGTAAAAGAAGAAATATTATATAAAAGAATTAAAAATGGTATGGACTCAACTGCACCATCTTTATTATTATTATTTACTAATAGAATTAAAAGTGGTGTAGATGCTGCTGGGGGAAGATTTAAAGAATTATCTAAACCTTATAAAAAAAGAAAAGAAAAAATGGGAAAACATAATATGTTTGAATTTAGTGGTAAATTAATTAAAAATATAACTTATTCAAAAGCAATAATAAATAGAAGTAGGAAAACAATAACACTTAACTTTTTTATAAGAAAAAACCAATTAAAAAAAGCAGGCTGGGTTAGTGAAATTAGAAATTTCTTTGAATTTAGTAGGGCTGAAATAAGTAAGTTCTGGAGCAATATATAATAAATAATTTTTTTTCTTTTTATTTTTGATATAATAAGGAACTTTACTTTAAAAGGATTAAAAAAATGGAAAACGAAAATAAACAAACTGGAACAGAAACAGATAAAAAAACTGGTGGAACTGATACTCAAACAGTTAATAAAAATGAGGTTGTTATTACACAAGAAAAATTAGATTCAATTATTTCTCAAGCATTCGCAAAAGGTGCTAAGAAAGGTGCTGAAAACAACAATTCTGGTGTTGATATGGAAATTGTTAATAGTTTAAAAGGTAATGTTGAAACACTACAAAATGAATTATTACAATCACGTAAAGAGGCGTCTCTTCAGGAAAAAATTAATGTTTTTGAAGTAGAAGACCAAGAGGTTTTTAAATTATTAGTAGAGTCAAATGAAAAAAGTGAAGACTTTGACATTGACACATTTACTAAAAACTTAAGAGAAACTCGACCTTCTATATTTAAGCAAGAACAAAAAAAAGAAGAGCCAAAATATTATAAAACTGATAGTTCTAATAATAAACAAGAAGTTTCTTTTAGTGAGAAATTAAAAGGTTTAAGTTTAAGAGAACTTGAAGAATTATCTAAAAAAACAAATTAATAATTTAAGGATTTTAAAATGGCAATAACAAAAAGCACAACTTTATCTGATTCACAGGTAGAAATATTTGACGCAGCAGTAATCGTAAGTGGTCAAGAGATGGACATAATTGACGCATTTGTTGATTATGGTAGAGAAGTTCCAGGTGTTGGAATTGAATTCACAATTTATTCTAAATTAGGTGTTAATACTACTCCTTTAACTGATGGAACAGATGTTGATTCAGTTTTATTAGAAGATAACAAAGTAACTATTACTCCAAAAGAATATGGTAATGCAGTAACTACTACTAAACTTGCTAATATTCATACAGCAGGTAAAGCTGACCTTGCAGCAGCAAAATTAGTTGGTTTAAATAAAACTATGACAAAAGAAACTTTAGGTCTTGGTGCATTAGAGTCTGCAACTAATACAGTTCCAGCAGCAACTCCAGGAACATTAGACAATTTAGATTTAAGAGCTATTAGAACTAACTTAAGAAATGCTGGTATTGCTTCTTTTGGTGGAAGATACATTGCTTTAATGAACCCAAATCAAGTTGCAGATATTGCAGATGATATAATTGCTATTGCAAAATATACTTCTTATGAAGCAGCAACAAATGGTGTTTATGGTCAATTAGAAGGTTTCACTATTATAGAACACCCAGGTGTTACTGATGGAACTGTTATTTGTTTTGGTGAAGGTTCATTTGGTAAAGGTCAATCTGTTGCTCCAGATACTACTATCGTTGATGGTGGAGACAAACTTGGACGAACAAGACACTATGGTTGGTATGGTGTTTATGAATATGGTATTATAGATTCAAACGCTATTTACTGTATAACTGGTGCTTAATAAATAAGTAAAATAAAAAATAAAAAAAGGAAAAATTATGGGAAGACCAAAGAAAAAAAA